GAGCCAGGATCAAACTCTTGCGTTTAATCCTTTATGCTTAATCGGTTTACCCGACCAAGTTCAACTCATTCGGAATTACTGTCTCTTGTTTGCGTTATTCTTGTTCTGTATCGTTTTCAAGGTTCAGTGCCGTCCCGGCGGTGTCCCGCGCGAGTCAGCTTGGTTATAATAGCACGGTTCCAAATAGAAGTCAACGCTTTTTTGAAGTTTTTGCGGATTTTTTTGAAACTTTTTCGATTTCCGAACTTCGTTTCCCAAAAGCCAGAGAGACCATTCGGATTCTGACGAAGTCTTTGGGAATCCTTTTGCGAAATCATTCGCCTTTTGGAGCCACCCTTGTAGGGCATTCCTGCTGTGCAGTTGCACAGATAGCTTCGGCCGCCTGCCGAAGCTGAGCATCGACCGCATGGTACAGGGGCGAATCCTCCACAGCTTCCGGCCTTCGGGAAACCGTTTTGGCACAGGACACAGAGACGTAGCAACCGACAGCCAGGCTCTGTAGCGGCAGGGAGGCACAACGCGCACGCAGACGGGCCACGACCGGTTCAGGGCAGAGCAGGTGGCTGGCGAAATGATCCGCCTCCCGCTCCTCTGCGGGATCGCCCCCGTTGTGGCCCAGAAGACGGTGTCCCAACTCATGAGCAAGGGTGAAGCGCAGACGCGCGGGATGCCCGTCATTCCGGTAGATGACCACGTAATGCGGCCGGCCCTGATGCTGGCCCCGCATGGTGAGCGCATCTGCCCCGTCAAGGAGGCGCTCCAGCTGCTCCTGGGGCAAACCGAGCTCCTCCGCCGCCTCGCGGGCAGTCATGACGCGCGTGTCCCGGCAAGCCTTGAGGATGGAGAGCGGCTCCACAGGAAGGGTGGTAATCTTCCGGGCCAGCAGCACACGCCAGGCCATCCGCTCCACGCGGCGCCAATCCGGCAGGCGCGTCATGAGTTCCCCTTTTCCGGCGCGTCAAAGGCATGCGCAAAGAGCGCACGGCCCACGGCGATGTACTTCTCCCGCTCATCCGGCGTCAGCTGGCGGAAGGCGCGGGTCATGATATGGACGTCGTCCTCCACCACCGGCGGCTCCGGCACTTCATGATCGCACAGCTCGTCGATGGTGGTGCCGAACAGATCCGCCATGCGGGTGAGCGCAACGATGTCCGGCTGCGTCTGGCCGCGCTCCCACTTGCCCACCGCCACAGCGGACACCCCCAGAAGCGCCCCCAGCGCCTGCTGCGACATGTTTGCCTTGAGTCGGAACTCCCGGATCCGGTCTGCGTACATTCTTCTCTTCTCCTTCCCCATTGAGCCCGGAATCGCTGATGCGGCTCCGGGCTGATCAGATGATTACCTATAGTATATAACATCCGGTTTCGCGAGTCAATACCCTGAAGTTTTATTTCGCACTTGACATTTAACCTGTGGTGTATTATAATAACAACAAGTTCGCACGCGAATGTGTGTTCTCTGCCTGATTGAAACCGTAAGGGAGGATGATAGATATGACGAATCGGGAGATGCTGCAGGCTTATCGGGATGCAGTGCTGGAGATGCAGGAGCTGCAGATCCGGCTGATGCAGATCCTCAAGGACGGCAAGCCCCGGGGCACGCAGAGCATTCAGATGGACTCGCTCGGCGGGACGAATCATGCAGAGGCGGCGGTCATGCAGGCTGCAGACGGCATCGAGGAAATGATCGGCCGTAAGCGCAGCGAGCTGGCGGAGCTGGCCGCGCCTGTGGGGATGCTGATGGCGGCGATCGGCAGCTCGCGCACTTATATGGTCATCCAGCAGTACTACCTGCAGGCCGCCACGGACGCCGACATCGCCCGCAGCATGCAGATGAGCCGCGGGCGCGTGAATCAGATCCGCAATGAATACCTGGCGCAGGTCTGCTGAGAATTATCATCGGTTATCACCCATTATCACCCGTTAACAAAGATTATCACCGATTAACAAAGATTAGCTTGCATTATCACGCAACCTGTGATATTATGGTAGCGTGGAAAAGAAGAACAGATGTTCCGATTCCACTCAAAGGCGTTCCCGGTACAGGGAGCGCCTTTTTCATACCAATCTATATGAAAGGAACGATCCCGGAACATGACACCAGTCTGGAACGAACCGGACATTGCAACGCCCGAGGAGGTGCTGGCGACCTTCACCCAGCTGATGCGGAGCGAAAAGACGAGCGAGCAGCTCAAGGCCGCCGAGCAGCTGGCCAAGTACCACAGCCTGTTCACGCCGAAAGAGAATGCCGGCTTCAAGCCGGAGCTGATCGCGGAGATCGAAGCGGCGGTTCAGGAGATCGTAAACGGGCAGGAGGTCTCCCATGCGGCGCGAGGAAGCGATTAAGCTGCTGACAACAGCGCCGGCACAGGTCGCGCGATGGTGCGGGCTCGACCGGCTGAACAACGAACTGCACGGCAAGTGGCTGAAGCAGATGATCACCGGGACGGACGACATGACCCTGCTGGCACACCGCGGCAGCTTCAAGACCACCTGCCTCGCCTTTGCCATGACAGCCATGCTCCTGCTCTACCCGAGGAAGAACATCATCTTCATGCGCAAGACGGATGAGGATGTGACCGAGGTGCTGCGGCAGGTGAAGCTGCTGCTGAAATCCGATGCGCTGCAATACCTGAGCGCCTGCATCTACGGTGCGCCCGTGCAGGTGCTGCGCAGCGACATGTATTCGGTGCACACGTCCTGCTTCACCGCGCCGCGCGGAGCCGTCCAGCTGCTGGGCATGGGCTCCGTCAGCGCACCGACGGGCAAGCACGCGGACATCGTCATTACGGACGATATCGTCACGCTGCGCGACCGGCTCTCCGAGTCCGAGCGCAGGCGCGTGCGGCTGATGTACCAGGAGCTGCAGAACATCCGCAACCCCGGCGGGCGCATCATCAACACCGGTACGCCCTGGCACCCGGAGGACGCCATCTCCCTGATGCCCAACGTCCAGCGCTACGATTGGCGCAGGACAGGACTGCTGACGGAGGCGGAAGCGAAGAAGCTCCGGGACGCCATGCTGCCGTCCCTGTTCGCGGCCAACTACGAGCTGCGGCACCTGGCGTCGGAGGACGCGCTGTTCACAGGTGAACCGGAGACAAACGCCGCCCCCGCGCTGCTGCGGGACGGCATCGCCCATGTCGATGCGGCCTACGGCGGAGGCGACTTCACAGCCCTGACCTGCGGGCGCATCGCGGACGGCCATGCCTACCTGTACGGCCGACTGTGGCACAAGCCCATTGACCAGGTGATGGATGAGATCATCGACATATGCGGGCAGCTGATGTGCGCGCCCATCCTGTGCGAGACCAATGCCGACAAGGGCTTTGTCGCCAGAGCGCTGCGCCAGAAGGGCATGCCCGTACGCATGTATGCAGAATCGACCAACAAGCACATCAAGATCGGCACATGGCTGCAGCGGTGGTGGCCGAACATCCGCTTCATCGAAGGAACAGACCGGGCTTACATCAGCCAGATCCTCGCCTACTCGCCGGACGCAGCCCACGACGACGCACCGGACAGCGCCGCGTGCCTGCTCAGAGCCCTTGATCGGGAGGGCGCCTGAGTTCATGCAGCGTACACCATTCCAAAGGAGAAACAACAATGTTTACCACCATTACCTATCAGGACTACCTTGCCTCCATGAACAGGCACGCGCTGCTGCTGGAGGCCGTGCGGCGCTTCAAGGCATCCCGCGGCTTCCAGCATGCACTGGAGGCCAACTGCTACTTCCGGGGTGAAAACACCCGCGTGGCCCGCAAGACCATCCTGCGCGCCCGCAAGGTCGAGACCCGCGACGCTCAGGGCCGCCGCCGCGTGCGCTCCTCCACGGAGGACGTGGTCGGCAACCGCATCGGCAGCAGCTTCCTGTTCCGCTTCGTCACCCAGCAGAACCAGTTCCTGCTGTCCGAGGGCGTGAGCCTGCCGCAGGACATCCACCGCAAGCTCGGCAGCGACTTTGATCACCAGCTGGAGAGGCTGGGCGAGCGCGCGCTGCTGCACGGCTGCGCATGGGGCTACTGGAATGCTGACCACCTCGAGGTGATCGAGATGGCAAAAAACAGCTGGAGCGGCTTCTTCCCGCTGCTGGACGAAATGACCGGCGAAGCGATGCTGGGCGTGCAGTTCTGGCAGCTGGCAGCGGACAGGCCCCTGTACCTGCGCGTATTTGACGAAAGCGGCGTGACGCTTCTGCGCCGGGAGGAGGACGAGCTGATCGTCGTGACCCCCTGTCAGAAATACCGCCGCAGCCTGCGCAGGGATGCGCTGAGCGAGCGCGTCACCGTGCAGCCCGGCTATGGCCGCCTGCCGCTGATCCCCCTGCTGGCCAACAACGACGGGCTGAGCGAATTCACCCCGGCCATCCGCGCCAAGATCGACGCGTACGACAGCATCCTCTCCGACTTTGCCGACAACCTCGACCGCGCCAACGACGTGTACTGGGTGCTGAACAATTTTGGCGGCACGATGGACGACGTGGCCGAGATGCTCGAACAGATCAACCGGGTGAAGGCCGTGGCGAATCTGTCCGACGGCACGGGCAGCTCCGCCTCCGCAGAGCCGAAGACGATCGAGGTGCCCTATGCCGCCAGACGCACCGCCCTCGACCTGCTGGAGCGCAGCCTGTACCAGGACTACATGGCCCTGGACATGGACGCGCTGACCGGCTCCAGCCTGACCAATGTGGCCATCCGCGTTGCCGCCGCCAACCTCAACCTCAAGGCAGACCGCTACGAGTGGCAGGTGCGCCGCTTCATGGCCAGCCTGCTGGAGCTGATCGGCTGCCCGTGCGAGGATATCCGCTTCAAGCGCCAGGCCATCGCCAATGAATCCGAGACGGTCGCTGATATTGCCGTCATGCGGCAGGACATCGACCAGGAAACGGCGCTCCGGCTCAATCCGTACATTTCGGACGAGAATATCCCGGGGCTGCTGAAAACCGAAACGACCACGGCAGACGCAACGTAACGCGCCTGCCTTTTATGATGCGGTCAGCCGCATGGAAAGGAAACGATATGTCCCTGACCCGACGGCTCCTGCGGGAGCTGGCCCTGAACGACGACGCCATTGAGCGCATCATCGCCGCCCATGTGGAGACGGTGGATGCGCTGCGCAGCGAGCGTGACGAAGCACGAAGCGCCGCTGCAGCCCTTGAACAGACAGCGGCAGAGCGCGACGAGCTGCACGAAGCTGCCATGACCCATCAGCAGGAGGCACAGCGCCTTCAGGCTGAATACGAGATGTACCGCCATCAGGTGGAAACGGAACGCACAGCCCAGGGGCGTGCCAACGCCATCCGCGAGGCCCTGCGCAGCGCGGGTGCAAACGAGCTGGCCCTGCCGCTGCTGGCCCAGGCCGTTCAGACCACCGAGAGCGACTGGGACGGCACAGCGCTGCGCGAAACCGCAGATGTGCTCACCCCCGTCCTTGAGCAGTACGGCGCGTTCTTCTCCCACCCCATTCCTATCCCGACCGATCCCGTCTCCCCGCCGCTGGACGGCAGCGCCCTGTCCCGTGAGGACATCCGCATCATGTCCGCAGAGGAGATCAACCGCAACTGGAGCCAGGTGAGCTCCGCACTGATGTACAACAACTGACGTATTCATAAGGAGGAAACTACATTATGGCTATCACCAATTTCATTCCCCAGGTCTGGTCCGCCCGTCTGCAGGAGAAGCTCCAGCACGCGCTGGTCTTCGGCATGCTGTGCAACCGCAACTATGAGGGCGATATCCGCCAGTGGGGCGATACCGTGCACATCAACACCATCAACGACATCACCGTCAAGCCCTACGACCCCAGCGTGGCCATCGACGACCCCGAGGAGCTCTCCGGCACCGACACCACCCTGACCATCGACCACGGCGCATACTACAACTTCATCATCAACGATGTGGATGCGGTGCAGGCCCGTGCTGACCTGATGGATGCGGCCATGAAGAACGCCGCCGAGCGCCTGGCCCGCGATGCGGAGACGTACATCCTCTCCGTCATCCGCTCCGGCGCGGGCACGAAGAAGAGCTCCGCCATCCCCAGCGATACCGCCGGCGGTCTGTACTCCCTGCTGCTGCAGATCAAGGAGGTCATGGACGACGCGGGCGTGCCCCGCAGCGAGCGCAAGCTGGTGCTGCCCCCCTCCCTGGAGACGGAGCTGCTGCTGGACAACCGCTTCATTACCGGCACCTCCGAGGCGGCTCACCGTCTGACCGAGGGCGCGGTGGCCCGTGCGGCCGGCTTTGACATTTACATCAGCGCCGACCTGGCGAATGAGATCGTCGCCATGGTGCCCGAAGCTGTGACCTTCGCCAACCAGATCACCCGCGTGGACGCATACCGTCCCGAGAAGGGCTTCTCCGACGGCGTGAAGGGCCTGTGCCTGAGCGGCGCGAAGGTCGTGCTGCCCGAGGCAGTCTGCGTATACACCATCACCGGCTGATAACCGGATCACCGGGGGCTTCCTGCACAAGGAGGCCCCCTTTTCATTTCATCAAGGAGGTTCCCCATGAACGTAACCGTACCGGACGTGATGCGACACGTCCGCAATTACTTTGTCGTCAGCCGCTTCCACGGCAGCTGGCACCTGACGGACGGCAGGCTCCTGGAGGAGGCGTTCCGGCCGGGCGAATGGATCGCCGTGCCGGATGGGCCGGTCTGCGGCATCTGGCAGGTGGATGAACAGGGGATGCTCCCCGGTGTGCCCGATGCTGAATGGACGGGCCGCATCTTCCTGCTGGCGCCCCCGCCGGACTTCCTGCGCCTGTGCGCGGACATTGCCGACTGGGCTGACAGGCATCCGGCCCCCGGCATGGGCGATGCAGCAAGCTGGATGGAGGCTTTCGCCTCGGCCCTGCTCCCCTATCAGCGGATGTTACCGGAGGTGAATGTATGAGGCTGACGGATCTCTACGATGCGCTGCTGACAAGGCTGCGCGAGGCGGGGCTGACCGGCTGCGCGGAAGATCGCATCCCGGCAAGGACGAGGTATCCCTTCGTGAGCTGCCGGGTGAATCCGCCGCTCACCCATCAAGACACCGGCAGCGTGGTGCTGACCGGCTGGCTGCGGGAGGACGCCCGCCATGAGGCGCAGCTGCTGATGGCGGACGCGCTGCTGGGCATCATCCCGGAAAGCGGGCTGCTGCTGTCGCTGACGGACGGCACGGCAGCGGTGTTCCGCGAGGAGGGACAGGCCGTGACATGGCCCCGACAGGCAGGCGCGGCAGGCGTGTGCATCCGCTTCGGGCTGCGCATCATCGATTCTGCGGAAGCAGAAAGCCTGCTGCTGGGCGAAGGCGTGCTGCTGCGCGGGGTGGATCTGGATGCCGCCATGACAGCCGCAAGCCCCTGCACCGTGCTGGCCGAGGCCATGGAAGACCCGGCCAGGCTGCTCGGTGCAGTCAGGGAAGGCTGCGTGTTCCGGTGTGTGCCGGAAATGATCGACCTGACCCATGGGCAGCGCACCCCCGCTGTCAGTGAAACGCTGGCAGCCCGCTGGGAGGTATCGCTGGCTGGTACGCTGCTGGCTATGTCCCGCGAAAATGCGGCGCTGCTGCTGAATCTGCCGCAGACGGCGGACGCGGCGATCACGCCCGAGGCCGTCGTGCCCCGCGGGGAAAGCGTGTGCTGGGTGGGGGCAAGCGGCAACGGCCTCATGGTCATCGAGCTGCAGAACCCCATCAACCTGTGCGGCATGAAGCTGCAAATCGGCCGCGGCCTGGGCGAAACGCCCTTCCTGCTGGCTGCCCGCAAGGCAGACCCGACCAGCACGGCACTTCCCTGCCGCCTCTTCTGGCTGAAGGAGGCGAGCGCATGACCCTGATGATGATGTGCGCCCTGTGTCCGCCGATGTGCCGCCTGATGGAAGACCCGGACATCCGCTATGCCGTCCGCGGGCTGGCCCCGGACACTTCCCCTGCCCCGCAGGAGCTGGACAGGCTCCTGACCCTGCTGCACCGCCGCCCGGATGACATGGCAGCCGTACTGGCGGTGGTGCCCACGCTTGACCGCGAGGCTCTGGCGCTGATGCACCTGTGCGGGCAGTGCCAGCCGGGCGAAATGCTGGAGGTGCTGTGCCGCTGCACCGCTGCCCCCACAACGGAGGGACTGGCGCTGCTGATCGGCGAGCGCCGCAGGATGCAGGCCATGGCGAAATACGGCTTGCAGCTGCTGTGGCGGCTCTGCGGGGACGCCTCCCTGCCGGATGCGCTTTCCACCTTCCCCGAGGAAGGGGCAAAGCACGGCGCAGAGGGCATCGTGCGCTCCCTGGTGCACCGGCTGAAGGGAGGTGCAGCCCTTGACTGATCAGTTCCCGACGGTCAGGACTTATCCCCTGCCGGAAGCTCAGCTGCGCGCGCCGGTTCCTGCCCGGCAGACAGAGGAACCCGCCAAGCCCTCCACCGCTGACATGGATGCACTGTGCGAAGCCCTGGAGCCGCTGATCTCCGAGGCCATCGCCCGCAAAGCAAGACAAAGGAGGTACGCCCCTTGAATACACGTTTTTCCTGCACGCTGAACGGCATTTCCCCCGAGAGCATCGACCCTGCCGTCCGCGTGACCGACCTGACGGAGCTGCCGCCCCGGCTCCGCGTGGTGACGGCCCCCACCCTGCGGCACGGGCTGCGGCTGCTGCGCCGCGTCCGCGAAAGCCTGACGGTGCGCGTGAGCTTCGTCATCGCAGAAACCGACCCGGTCAAGCGCCGCAACGTGATGCAGCAGCTTCACGCATGGGCGGATGCGGGCGGCATGCTGACCACCAGCGACCGGCCGGGCCAGCACCTGCACGTCCAGTGCGACACGCTGCCGGGCCTGAGCGCCCTGTGCTGGTCGGACGAGATGACGCTGGCCTTCACAGCCTACGACGTGCCCTTCTGGGAGCTGGATACCGTTAACAGCGTGACGACCAGCGACTACGCCATGCTGAAGCTGGACGGCACCGCCGATGAGTGCCCGGTGGAAGCCCGCGTCATCAACAACGGCACGGAGGCCCTGACCACGCTGGCCCTGGCCTGCGGCAACACATCGATGACCTTCGCCGGTCTGTCCCTCGCGCCGGGCAAGGTGTTCACCCTCACATGGGATGGCGGCTTACTGGCAGCCACGGCAGACGGCCAGAGCGTGCTGATGAACCGCACGGATGACTCCAGCGACCTGCTGCTGGCCGATGGCGGGGTGAACACGCCCGTCCTGGTGACAGCGGATCAGCCGGTCACGGCCGAGTTCTCCGGAAGGGGGCGGGTGCTGTGATCATCAGGATGCCGCGTCTGCTGGATGCATCGCTGAAGGAGCGCGCCCGCCTTTCGCCCTTCCGGCTGACGCTTGACCTGCGGCTCCGGCCGCTGTCCACGGCAGAGATGCGCCTGAGCCCCACCGACCCGGATGTTCAGGTGCGCGACCTGATCGAGCTGTACGATGAGCACGGGAGCGTCGGCATTTTCCGCGTATCCGGTGTGGACACGCTGCCCGGGCTGTCCCGCACGGTTTACCTGGAGCACGGCCTGGCGACCCTCTCCGACGGCGTGGTTCCCGCCACCGCCATGAGCGGCACGGTACAGGAGACGATCGATTACTTGCTGGGGCATCAGCCGGAGATGCACTGGACGCTGGGCGATGTGGACATGCCGGAGGACACGACCGTGCTGTTCACCTGCGGCTGCACGAACCTGCTCACTGCGCTGACTGATTTACTGGAGCTGCTGCCGGACGAGCTGATGCTGGCCTTCGAGCAATCCGCATCCGGCTGGGTCATGCACCTGCGCCGCATGAGTGACGAAGACGCCTGCGAAGGCCGGCTGCAGCGGAATCTCTCCAGCGTGAGGGTATCCAGCGACGCCTCCGGCCTGTGCACGCGCGTGTATCCTTACGGCGCGGGTCAGGGCACCGAGCGCATCAGCCTCATGCCCCTGACCGGCACGGACTGGCTGGAATCGGAGGCCGTCGGCACCTGGGGGTGCATCTGCCGCACCTTCACGGCTCCGACCATTTTTGACGTGCCGACCCTGAAAGCCGTGGCGGAAAAATACTTGGCCCGCCACAGCCAGCCTTCCGTCAGCGTCACAGCCAGCGCCATCGACCTGAGCGAAATGACCGGCGAAGCGGCCGACAACTTCCGTTTGGGGCAGATGTGCCGCCTGGCCATGCCGGACATGGGCATGGTGATGCACGAGCGCATCGTGGGTATCCGCAAGCCGGATGTAATCGCCTCTCCCGGACAGATGACCCTCACGCTGTGCAGCCAGCTCCACAACGCATCGGACGAGATCGCGGATATGCTGCGCGAGGTGACGGCCAGCAAGGTCATCGGCGGCCGCGTGACGGACGCGGTGATGCACAACCGCGCCGAGGGCACCTCCACCAG